TTTAGATATTGCTGATACGATATATCATACAGGAGATTCAAATACAAAGATAAGATTTCCTGAAGTTGATACAATTGCTTTCAATACTTCTGGTCTTGAAAGACTAAGAATTACAAGCACTGGAGCAATAAGCGGCTCATCAGTATCAACAGGTTCATTCGGTAAAGTAGTTGTTGGAGAAATGGGTAATCAAGATGTAACAAGTGTTTCATCTTCTATTTCAACACGATTAACTACGGCAGAATCTGAATTATCTAACACATTGATTAGTAGTTCAGCTCAAATAGCTTCTAACATTAGTGGTTCATTCACAGCTGCAAGTTCAAGTTTTTCCACAAGAGTAACAACCGCAGAATCAGAATTATCAAATACACTTATATCGAGTTCAGCTCAAATAGCATCAGATATATCAGGTAGTTTATCAACAACATCACTAAACGCATTAGGTTTAACATTAGTATCAAGTTCTGCACAAATAGCTTCTAATATTTCAGGTTCATTTACAGCACCAAGTGCTAGTTTTTCAACAAGAATTACCACAGCAGAAACAGAATTAGGTAATACTTTATTTAGTAGTTCTGCACAAGTGGACCACGATTCCACTACAAACTTCGTAGCAAACGAGCATATAGACCATAGTGGAGTAACAATTACCGCGGGAGCAGGTCTTACAGGTGGTGGAACAATAGCAGCGACGAGAACTCTTGCAGTAGGACAAGGAACAGGTGTTACTGTAAATGCCAATGATGTTGCAATCGGACAAGATGTCGCAACAACTGCAAATGTAACATTTGCATCCATAAACACAACAGGAAATATTGAAGCAGAGGGTGATGTTATAGCACAGAATTACATTGTTAGTTCATCAGTAACACATATGACTTCTTCATTCAGAAGTGGTTCAACCATATCTGGTGATACACCAGCAGATGACACTCACCAATTTACAGGTTCGTTATTCATTAGTGGTAGTGCACCAACTGATATCACAACTACAAATAGTATATTCGTAGGAAATGACATAACAGGTTCGGTTATTAGTGGTTCAAGTTTATTAGGTGTGGTTGGAACGGCGACACAAGGAACAATTAATCACGATAGTTTAGCAGGGTTTGTAGCTAACGAACACATAGACCATAGTGGTGTAACTTTAACAGCCGGAGATGGTTTATCAGGTGGTGGTGATATTACAACAAATAGAAGTTTTGCAGTAGAAGCCGCACAAACAACCATTACATCTATAATTAATTCTTCATTAGGAAAGATTGGAACAGCAGCCGACCAAGAATATATTACATTTGGAACTTCCAATGAGGTTAACACATTTGTAAATAATTCTGAAAGATTAAGTGTAACATCAACAGGAGCAAATGTATCAGGAGATTTTGATGTATCAGCAACGGGTTCATTTGGACATATATCATCAACAGGTGTGATTAGAACAACAAGTATAATTTCAGGTTCTACATTAGAAGCGACTGGTGATTTAACACTTGACGCATCAGGAGATATTATTCTTGACGCAGACGGAACAGACATCATATTAAAAGATGGTGGAACTTCATTTGGTAGTTTCAAAAGAGCATCTTCTGATTTCATTATTAAAGCAGAAACAGCGGACAAAGATATTTTATTCAAAGGAACTGACGATAGCACAACTATAACTGCATTACAATTAGATATGTCGGCAGGTGGAAATGCACAATTCTTAGGAAATATATCAGGTTCTCAAATTGAAGCGAGTGGTGATGTTATAGCATTTGGTTCATCAGATAGAAATTTAAAAGACAATATACAACCAATTGAAAATCCATTAGAAAAAATGGATAAGATTGGTGGTTATACATTTGTATGGAACGATAAACAATCAACATACAAAGGAAAAGACATTGGTGTCGTAGCACAAGAAATTCAAGAAATTATGCCAGAGATTGTAGCAACTCGTGCTAATGGATACTTAGGTGTTAAGTATGAAAAGATTGTTCCATTGTTGATAGAATCAATCAAAGAATTAAAGAAAGAAGTAGAAGATATCAAACAAAAATGTGATTGTTTGAACAAATAGTTTTATATTTATATACAACAAGGAGTTATAATGGCAAAGAAAAAACAAGTCAAATTTACTAAAAAAGAAATAGAATCATTAGAAAATTTAAGAAATGCTTACGCATTTATTCAAAATTCTTTGGGTAATTTAGAAATTCAACGTTTACAAACTGAACAAACATTAGAGAGAATTCATAATCAAAAGATTCGTTTAGAAACTCAATATGTTCAAGAACAAGCAAATGAATCTAATTTATTTGAACAATTGACCAAAAAATATGGTGCTGGTGATTTAGACATTACTACTGGTAAATTTACACCAGCAGAGTAATATTTTTACCCCAATCAAAGCATTTTGAGATTTATACATTATATTTATAAGAGTATAATTATCTACAAGATAGTAAAATAGGAGAAAGAAAATGGCCGAACGAATAGTAAGCCCTGGTGTTTTCACCAGAGAAAAAGATTTATCTTTCTTACCTGAAGGAATAGGAGAGATTGGAGCAGCATTAGTTGGACCAACAGATATGGGACCAGCTTTTGTTCCAACCGCAGTTAGAAATTTAGGTGAGTTTGAAAAAATCTTCGGAAAAGAAAATCAAGATTTTTATGTTCCTTTTACTGCAAAACAATATTTGAAAAGTGCAGGAACGGTAACAATCGTGAGAGTTTTACATTTAGGAGGATATGCAAATGATAGTGTTGTTTTAACCATTAGTGGTTCAGTAGGACACAGAGTTGCAGCAATTCTAAAACCTTCAAGAGGCGCATCAGACCCAGACGCAACAGAGCTAAATGGTTTAAATAGTGCTTCATTAAGTTCAGGTGGAACTAAAGACTCATTTGTATTGAACCTTGACACAAATAATGCAGGAAGCACAACAGCTTTTACATTATCATTTGATTCAAGTTCAGCGAATTACATTACAAAAGTGTTTAGTGAAAATCCACAAGACGCAAACCAAGCAGTTTATGTGTATTCAAATTTCCAAAATACAACAAATGCAGGTGCTTCTGCTGATATAATTAAGATAGCAACAACAGGTAGTGCTCAAACAGATGAAAACTTTTCATTTGATTTTAATGAAGCAACTACACCAGCTATCCAATCACAATTAGTAAACAGCGCAAGAACTGATTTGTTTAAAGTGAAAACAATATCACACGGAACTAATATGAATTCAAAATACAAAGTCGGTATATCAAATGTTAAAAGAGCAGTTGATGTAGCCGGTAGTGATTATGGTTCATTTGATTTACAAGTTATTGTAAATAATCCAGGTCAAAATGATGACGGAACAATTTTAGAAAACTTTTCTAATTTGAATATTGATGAAGATTCAGAAAACTATCTACCAAGAAGAGTTGGTGATAGATTTATCACAATCGATTCAAACGGAAAATTAACCACAAATGGAGATTATCCAAATCAATCATCTTATATTTACATTAGTGATTTTGGTAATTTAACAGGTGTTTCAGAAGAGTTAGTTCCAATGGGATTTGACAAGTTATTACAACCAAATCTTATCGCAACAGCAAGTGCTTCATATAGTGGTTCACACTCAGACGCATCTATGCCAAGTGCTTCATATGTTGGACAAATAAGTGGTAATGGACAGAAAAATAGTCGTGGAACTTATGACCAAAATGTATATTATGGTTTTGATTTCGCAAGTGTTGATAATCAACAATATTTAGCACCATTACCAACAGGCGCAGCAACTGGTAGCAATGTTACAATGAGTTTAGAAAATTCATTTGGTAATGATGACGCATCAACATTAGGAACAAAATACTCAGCAGGAAATAATCTATTGTCATTAAGTGGTTCAGACCACAGACAATTGAAATTTGTAGTTCCTTTCCAAGGCGGTTTTGACGGAACAAATCCAGCTAAGGAAAATAAAAAAGGAACAAATATCGCAGCAAACAACACACAAGGATTTGACTTATCAAGTGCAAGTGCAAGTGGTTCAGTAGCATACAAAAGAGCGATAAATGCAGTTTCTAATCCAGATGAATACGATATTAACTTATTAGCATTGCCAGGTGTGATACACGAGTATCACCCAAGTGTAACAAACCACGCAATTGATAAGATTGAAGATAGAGCAGACGCATTCTTCATCTTAGATGGTTCAAGATACGGAAGAACAATTCAAGGAGCTATTGATGATGTGAAAACATTAGATAGTAATTATGTAGCTACATATTATCCTTGGGTTAAGATTCTTGATGAGAACAAAAACAAACCTACTTGGGTTCCACCTTCAGTAGTTCTACCAGGTGTTTACGCAAACAATGATAGAATCGGACAAGAGTGGTTCGCACCAGCAGGTTTAAATCGTGGTGGTTTAACAGATGTATTGGAAGCACAAACAAGACTAACCAACTTAGAAAGAGATGATTTATACGAAAATCGTATTAATCCTATCGCAACTTTCCCAGGTCAAGGCGTAGTCGTGTTTGGACAGAAGACACTTCAAGGTAAACCAAGTGCATTAGACAGAATCAATGTAAGAAGATTGTTGATTAACTTAAGAAAGTTTATCGCATCAACTTCAAGATTCTTGGTATTTGAACAAAACACAACAGCTCTAAGAAACAGATTCCTAAATATTGTGAATCCATTTCTTGAAGAAGTTCAAGCAAATTCAGGTCTAACTGCTTTCAGAGTAGTTATGGACGATTCAAACAACACACCAGATGTTGTTGATAGAAATCAATTAGTTGGTCAGATATTTATTCAACCAACAAGAACAGCTGAATTTATTGTATTGGACTTTGTAGTTCAACCAACAGGCGCAGCATTCCCTGAATAATAGGAATATTGATTAAGAAAAACCCCCGATACTCTCGGGGGTTTTTTGTTTGATAAGGAAATCAGTAGGTTCTTACGATTACGATATTAACACCTACTTAGGATAAATCGCAAAGGTATCAGCGTATTCGGCTAATGTATTGTATTGACTTCTAACATAGCCATATTGTGGCTTAGAACCACCACGATACCTAATTCTATAATTACCAGTTCTCATTAGAGTTCTGATAGTTGGGTTAAACCTAAAACACATAGGAATACCCTTGTAATGAGCTTGTTCAAAATAATCAGCTTGATAATCGTCCAACCTAATAGCCGGTTGATTTTCATTAGCTCTATATAAATCCATAGGATTATGAGCATATTGATAATGAGTAATGGTAAATGTTCCATTTTCCACATACTCACCAGCTTCATTATAATACCCATAATTATTTGGGATTTCTCTTGTTACCAAAGTATCTTCATAATTCCTTGGCATAATACCTAACACGGCATCAGTTGTAAATTCATTTTCCATTTCATTTCCTTTTATATCGTTATCAATCATACTATAATATACTAAATCTTTTTGTAAAAGTCAAGCTTTTTTTATTATTCTTCGTAGTCGGTTTCTTCATAAAGTTCTTCTTCACAATCATCACAAAGGAAAAAGCCGTCTATTTCAACACCACACTCTTCACATATTATTTCATCAATCATACTATAATATACAAACAAAAAATGACAATGTCAAGTAAAAACTTCAAAAAAACTTCTAAAAAATATATTAAAATAAACGACTATGCAAAAACATATTTTTTGATTTCGTTATATTTATTAATGTAATAGAAAAAAATTCTTTATAGGAGAAAGAAAGTGGCTGATTTTATAGACCCAAATGAAATGTTTTTTACACCATTTGAACCTAAGTTATCAAATAGGTTTATTATGAATATTGAGGGAATACCTGCGTTCTTAGTTAAAACAACAGGTAGACCAAACATAACATTAAACGAAGTTGAACTTAATCATATCAATGTAAAAAGATATGTAAAAGGAAGAGCAGAGTGGCAACAACTTACTGTGACTCTTTATGACCCAATCGTTCCAAGTGGAGCACAAGCAGTTATGGAGTGGGTAAGATTACACCACGAGTCAGTTACAGGTCGTGACGGATATTCAGACTTCTATAAAAAAGATATTACATTTAATGTATTGGGGCCAGTCGGTGATAAGGTTGAAGAGTGGACTTTAAAAGGTGCATTTATTCAAGCAGCAACTTTTAGTGATATGGATTATGGAGCAACTAATGTTTCAGATATTTCATTAACTTTAAGATACGACTACGCAATACTACAATTCTAAGGAGAAAGTTATGTGGGCAATATTTAAAGACAATAATGA